GATATAGACTATGGCGAAACGAGGACCTAAACCTAAGCCTTCTAAGATTTTACAAATTCGTGGAAGCTGGCGAGGTGATATCAAAAAACACGAAAATGCCCCCCCTAACAAGGCCCCAACCATGCCCTTCTGGCTGTCTAAAGAGGCAAAAATCGTGTGGCGCAAAACCGTCAGGATATTAAAAACCCAAGGTACCTTGACCGAAATGGATGAGCCTTTCATATTAGCATATTGTCAAGCATATATTGATTACATGGAAGTGCTCGAATATATTGAAGATATGGGCGTTAAAAGCGGCAAAGGCACTAAAGGAGTACTTCTCACAACTACTACAAACGGCAACATTATTCAAAATCCGATTATAGGCATAAAAAATAAAGCCTGGGAAAAGCTATCTAAGGCTGCGGAGAAGCTCGGAATACCACCAAGTGGCCGAACAAATATTCAACAGCCGGAAGTCAAAACCAAGGAAGAAAAGAGAAAAGAGCGTTTTTTTAAAAAACCGAGTTAAATAATTTGAAGTGCTGAACTTAAGAAAGTAGAATATCAATATGGCAAAAGGGCTCATAGAGACAATTCTTGAATTATCATACCTTTATATGTTAAAACATGGCGAAAAAGCAACGGAAGTTTATGTAGGATACGAACATATTGCAGAACTTGATAGACTAAGGAAAAGATATTTAGATAGATTTGGAAAAGAGCCAAAAACGATATGTGATTTAATTTGGCATAAAGCAAGTGGGAAAACAACTGTATATGGTCCACCCGATGGGAGAATAAGGAAAAATGAATAAGATAGAAGAATTTGTACCTAAAATTATCGAGGAAAGCCAAGATAACCTCGATGGTCACAGAAAAGCCTATGCTTTGATGTTAGTAGAGCTTGATGAATGTCCGATTTGCAAGAAAATGATGCTCTATGTACCTGAGTATAGAACATTGGGGCCATCAACTTTTCCAATATGGAATAAAGTAAATATTCAAACACAGCTTGAGAAAGCCGGCTGGGTTTTTATGTCAAGGGAAGAACAGGATGGGAAAAAAATATGCAAAGGTTGTTCAAAAGAAGGTAAAACAACTTTTCTTTGTGCATTTTGTGGGAAGAGAAAGCCTACATCGAAAATTGAAGAACGAATTGGTGGTCCAGGTGCGGAATATTTATGTACGGATTGTTATGAGACGAAATCAGCCAAAGAATGGCATGATAAGGTGGAAAAGTTGACTGAGGTACATCGATATGATTATGAATAAGATAAAACGTAGAGACTTAATTGTTCGTAAGAATTTTAAGGCTATATTGATTGGCTATGTAGCATTGGTTCTGGATGGAATTTTTGTAGCTTTATTGTTCTGGAAAGAAGTAATTTCAGATAGAGAATTTGTTTTTGAACTGCTTTGGTTAATGGGTATTAACTTATTTCTCTATTTTTTGCTTGATGCTAATATTCAGAAATCAAGGGAAATTGCAGAGTAAAACTATTATGGACAAGATAAAACGTAGAGATTTTATGAAGATGATTGGCCTTGCTGTGGTCTGTCCAAAGGGATGGATAGCAAGTCATAAGTTGTTACCGCCTATTTGTGATGATGGCAATTGGCATCATTTGATTGTATACCGAAACGAGGAGGGCATTGAGAAAGTCTTTTTAGATGAAGTGCAAATCAGTGGGATAATATTTCATCCACACAATTTTGAATGCAAAGATTTTCACTGGTCTTTATTAGATAGAAAAAATTTAATACATGGATTTACCACAAAATATATGTCAGAGGAGCGCTTTTGGTTTAGGAAAAAACAAAAAAATGCCGAATAAGTTAAATTGAAAAACGGGTTCGCCGGCAGGCCCCGGAACCTGACGGCGACGTAAGAATAAATTAAGGCGGTTGTGTGGAGACCACACCTTCACAGAACCGCCTTTTTTTATTGCCCAAAGAAAACAATATTTTTTTGAAAGGAGAAACGGAAATGTCACGCAGAACGAAAAAGATGTTTGCAGCAGTAACGGTCATTCTTGCCCTGGCTATCGGAACTATCGTATGGGCCGCGACGGGGACGGGGCTGTCGGGTAAAACCACTATCACTGTCAACCTGGACTACGAAAACGCCCTGGATTTGTCAACTATTACCAGCAGGGTGGCATTCAATGAAGGCGTTACCTGGACCTACGGTACCGGGGCGAACCAATGTAATCTATTATACCACGACACGGTAACCCTGGCCGATGGTGCCAATACCACGATTGACCTCTATACCGATGCTGCTTTGACTGATGCGTTCGGTAATGCCCTGACCATGGAAGCCATCAAATTACTGTATATCAAAAACAATTCATCGGATGCAACTTTGAAAGTTTTCGGGGCGGCCACTAATGACCTGCTCATATTGACGGGCACAACAGATGAGGTCGATGTGCATCCGGGAGGAGTGTTCTATTGGTCATGTCCCACATCAGCCGGTGTTGATACTACTACAAATGAGAATATATATCTCGAGCATGATGGCACCGGCAGCGACGATATGGATATTGATATAATTGCAATGGGACTTGACTAATGCCATTTTTGAGTAAAATAATAACTTCTGTATTTATTGTCATATCTTGTCTGTCTTGGTATTGGTGCGGTTTCTTTTCAGGAAAAAAGAATTGATTTATGCCGTTAGTGCTGGATAAACCGAAGGTTTCAAAGAAATGGCGGAGGATCCTCTGCGCCATTCCCGGCTACGATCCGTTCAGGGATGCCGGCAAATGCTGGTTCGATAAGGAAGCGGCTCAGCTCGTGATTGATTTCTATGCCGAGTGTCTAACTCATATCAAGGGACCAAAAGCCGGCGAACCTTTTGTACTCGAGCTTTGGGAAAAAGCGATCGTTGCCAACCTGTTCGGCTGGAAGCGGCCGGATGGGACACGCCGGTATCGGGAAGGATTCATCTTTGTTCCGAGGAAGAACGGCAAGACTACATTCGTCGGCGGCATGGTAAATTATGTCCTGGTCTGCGAGGATGAGCCGGGGGCGGAGATTTACTCGAGCGCGGGTGAGAAAGAGCAAGCCAAATTACTCGATGCGGCGGTCAAGGGCCTGGCAAAATCATCACCGGAGATCCTGCGAAGAGTCCAGATTTATAAAAACTCAATTGTTGCTATCGATATCGATACGGGTCTGGAGACCGGCTCATTTTATAAACCGATAAGCTCCGATTCCTATTCGAAGCACGGATATAATTCTCACATGGTGGTCAACGATGAGCTGCACGTTCATAAGGACCGGAAACTTATCGATGTTCTTGAAACCTCGACCGGCTCCCGGGCCCAGCCTTTGATTATTCATATCACTACTTCCGATTACGATCGCGAGAGTATCTGTAATGAGAAATACGATTATGCCTGCAAGGTGCGGGATGGCATTATCAAGGATGATAGTTTCCTGCCGGTGATTTACGAGGCCCTGCCGGAAGACGACTGGACCAATCCGAAAGTCTGGGCAAAAGCGAATCCGAATCTCGGCGTAAGTCTCTCAAAAGATTACATCAAACGAAAATGTAAAAAGGCCCAGGAGAGTGCAGCCTTCGAGAATACGTTCAAACGACTGCATTTGAATATCAAGACCGAGCAGGATGTCCGCTGGCTGAAAATGGATGACTGGGACAATTGCAAATTCACGGTTATCGAAAACGAGCTTATCGGCAAGCGGTGCTTTGCCGCGTTCGATCTGGCCAGCAATACCGATATCGCCGGTTACGCATTGCTATTTCCTCCGGATAAGGATTGTCCTCGATGGAGAGTACTGCCAAGGTTATACGTGCCGGCGGACAACGCCGAGAGACGCGAGACAAAAGACCGAGTGCCTTACGTAGCCTGGTCAAAGCAGGGCTACATAAAACTAACCGAAGGAAACGTTATTGATTACGCTGTAATCAAGGCGGACTTTGAGAAGGATTACGAGAGATTTGATATTCAGGAGACGGCTTTCGATAGATGGAATTTCGAGGCACTTCGTCAGCAGTTTGTATTCGACGGGGTGAATCAAGAAAAGTTTGTGAGTTTCGGCCAGGGCTTTGCCTCGATGTCTGCGCCTACGAAGGAGCTGGAGAAACTGCTATTATCCGAAAAGATAGCACACGGTGGTCATCCGGTCCTGCGGTGGATGGCATCGAATATTTCGGTTGAGATAGATGCGGCCGCCAATATGAAACCTTCGAAGAAAAAATCCAACGAAAAGATAGATGGCATAGTCATGCTGATTATGGCCCTGGGCCGGGCCATTACCCAGGACAAACCGAAAAAGTCAGTCTATGAGGATCGCGGGATTATCGAAATAGGCGGACCAGATAATAGATATGAAGTTAATGAAAAATATTTTGGGTTTTTTTGGTAAAACAAAAAAGCGAACCACATCCGGTACGTATAATCCGGCCCAATGGTTAATAGACTTGGTACATGGCGGCACAGAAACATCGTCCGGCAAATATATTAGTGAAACATCGGCATTAAAATATACGCCTTTTTGGGCATCGGTAAGGGTCATATCGGGGACTCTGGCAGCACTTCCGTTTATCGTCTATAGCAGGAATAAGAGCGGGGGAAAGATACGGGCTAACGAGCATTCGGTTTATGATTTGCTGCATAACCGGCCGAACGAATATATGGATGCCGTGACATTCATCGAGACCCGCCAGGCCCACGTGCTTACTTACGGCAACGGATTTGCGGAGATACAGAGAAATAATGCCGGCCGGCCGATTGCACTATGGCCGTTATTGCCCGACCGGACATTTCGGAAAATAAGCGATGATGGAGTTCCATATTACGAAGTGCATCAGCAAAAAGGCCCCATTGTCCCTCTGCCGGATTACAACGTGCTTCATATCAAGGGACTGGGTTTTGACGGATATACAGGATACAACGTAGTGACATATCACAAAGAAGCGATTGGCTATGGCGTTGCGGTCAAAGAATTCGGCGGCAGATTTTTCAGTAATGATGCCAGCCCTGGCGGAGTATTGCAACATCCAGGTAATTTATCAAAAGAGGCACAGGATAGGTTGGTAGAATCCTGGAATTCAGAACATAAAGGCCTGAGTAGGGCGCATAGATTACGAGTGCTCGAGGAAGGGATGAAGTGGGAAAAAACAGGAGTTGATCCAGAACAAGCCCAGGCGTTAGAGGTGCAAAAGTACACGGTAGATGACTGTTCGAGAATATTTAATATACCACCGCACAAAATCGGCAGTATGGAGCGTGCGACATTCTCAAACATCGAGGAGCAAAACATTGATTTTGTGACCTCGACAATGTTTTACTGGTTCCGGAAGTGGGAACAGGAATGCAATTATAAATTATTCATGCCCAGCGAACGGGGAAGGATGTTTTGTGAAATCCTGGTCGATGGCCTGCTTAGAGGAAAAACCATATCGCGATACCAGGCTTACAATACGGGCAGGCAAGCGGGATTCCTTTGTGTTAATGATATACGCGAGAAGGAAAACATGAATTCAATCGGACCCAAGGGCGACATCTTCCTGGAGCCTTTGAATATGAAGCCGGCGGGGACAGAGCCGGAACCGGTTAAAAATAAGGGTACGGATGATGATATTGTCAAAAAGGCCCATCGCGATCTGATAGCCAAACAGTTATTAAGAATTGTTCGGAAAAAATTCAAGACTATCGATTCGCAGAGAAACTTTGCAAGGACAATACTTTTCGAGCCGGTCAATGCCTACGCCAGCACGATCGGGAAGAATGAATCGGAAATACGCGGTCTGTTCGACAGCACGATCGGCGATTTATTAAATAATAAATTTACGGACGATGAGGCCTGGAAATTAGCGGACAGGATAATAGAAAAGATAGGAGGTAATCATAATGCCACTACCTAAACCTAAAAAAAATGAATCACATGATGATTTCATGGACAGATGTATGTCTGATGAGGTTATGAAAAAAGAATACGAGGACGAAGATCAGCGATATGCCGTATGCCAGTCACAATGGGAAAATTCACGATCAGTTGCTGATTTAGAGCGGCGAATTTTATCCGTTGATGAAGTAGAGCTAAGGGTTACCGACGGGGATGATCCGAAGATAACCGGCTATGCCGCCAAATACGGTAAATGGTCACTCGATTTGGGCGGATTTACCGAACGGATAAAGGCCGGGGCCTTCGATGAGGCGATTGAAATGTGCGATATTCGGGCGTTGAAAAATCACGATCCGAATCTTTTGCTGGGCAGAACTACGAGCGGAACGCTCCGATTGAAATCCAATTCGGTAGGTTTGATTATGGAGATTGACCCTCCGAATACGAATACCGGAAGGGACATAATCGAGGAAATCAGGCGAAAAGATATTACCGGATGCAGCTTTTCGTTTATTACAGCCGAAGATGACTTGAAATACAACGAGGATGGCAGCGTGCAGCGAACGATAATGAAAGTCGGAGAGCTGTTCGACGTGGGGCCGGTGACATATCCGGCCTATCCCGATACGACCGTGGCGGTGAGGTCGCTGGTGGAGAACCAGCGGGCCAAAAAGAAATATACCTGCGAATGTGTAGAGTGCGGCCATATAGAAGAAACAGATGAGCATTGTAAGGATATCAAGTGTCCCGAATGCGGCGGCCAGATGAGAAGAAAGGAACGTCCTGGACCGGGGCAAAAGAGTATCGAGGAAGATGACAAAACAGAGCGTGAACGCCGGCGGGAAATCGAAAGAAAATACAGACACGCCGGTCGGATAATCAATCGCAATAAGCCAGCCGAGGTTTGACTTGTTGTGCCGGGCCGATGTTCCGGGATAAAAAAGTTAATAACATGATTTGGAGATATTCATCATGACTGTAATAGAATTAAGAGAGCGGGCAGTAAAAGAGGCCGAAGCTGCCCGTGAAATCAAAGATAAAGCCGACGAGGAAGTCAGAGGTATGACTCAAGAGGAGGCGGACAAATTCGATAATCATTTGAAGGAAGCTGAGCGTCTTGAGAAAGAAGCTGAGCGGCAGGAAAAGCTCGAGTCAACCGAAAAACGCCTCAATGAACCTGCGAAAAGAAAAGTTACACCGGAACTCGCAAACGGCCAGAGGATCGAAGTTTCGACACCGGAATTATTTAGATTTGGCGAGTTGAAAGCCTTTAGGGGCCAAAATGCCAGAGCCAATGCCTATAAATCCGGAAAATGGCTTATGGCTACAATCATGGGCGATGCTGTATCCCGCCAATGGTGCCGGGACCACGGCATTGAGATAAGGGTGCAAGTCGAAGGCGTTAATACGGCCGGTGGTTTTGTGGTTCCCGACGTAATGGAAAATTCGATTATTGATTTGAGGGAAAAATATGGAGCGGCCCGCCGCAATTGCAGAATCCATACAATGTCAACTGACCATACAAATATCCCTCGAAGAACCGGCGGAGTCACTGGTTATTTCATAGGTGAGACTGATGATATAACAGAATCGGAAAAAAGCTGGAACCAGGTTGAATTAACGGCGAAAAAATTAGGTGCTTTAACCCGCTTTAGTACGGACTTGAGCGAGGATGCGGTTATCAATATGGCTGATGATCTCGCCAATGAGATGGCATACGCCTTCGCTGTCAAAGAGGACCAATGCCTTATTGATGGAGATGGCACGAGCACTTACGGCGGAATGATAGGTCTTAGGCCAAAGATGATTGACGGCTCACATGCAGGCAGTTATTACGAAGCCACCGCGCCCGGGGATAATTGGTCTGAAATCACCGATGGCGATTTAACCGGGGTAATGGGAGCTTTGCCTTTATATGCCGACTATAATGCGAAATGGTATTGCAGCAAGAGGGCCAAAGTCGCCACTTTCGATAGATTGATAATTGCCGCCGGTGGTGCTTCGGCAAAAGAAAAGGCCGAAGGTACAAAACCTATGTATGCAGGATATCCTATCGAAATGATGGCTGCCATGCCGACCGATGATGCCGCCGCTGCTTTGAATGCCAAGATTATGATAATTTTTGGTGATCTATCGATGTCAACGACATTGGGAACACGCCGGGGTATCACTATTAAAGTTACTGACCAAAGATACATTGAATATGACCAAATCGGCATTCAGGCAACCGAGCGATTCTGCATAGTCAATCACGATATTGGCGGCGGCTCCGGCGTGCGCGGACCTGTGGTTGGATTGCTTGGTAATACCTAATAGATAAAGATTTTGTTGGGTATTATCTTTTCGTGGCATATTGATTTTCTATGACGAATTTAATTTGAAACCTTATTTGATAAGGAGATAAAAAATGTTACCAAAACTTGATGTTGTCCCCATGCGGGAATTGGATACGGCTGCGGCCGATGCGGCGGTTATTGGTGTCGTCGATACCAAAGGCTACGATTTTGCCAAACTTATATATCTCACCGGCGTGTCAACAGGTGCCAGTGCACAGGATTTCCTGGACCTTGCAGAAAGTGACACGGAGCCAACGGCATTCGCAGATGGAACGCAGGTGCCTGGTTTCGACGGCACCGCGGATTATTCAATAGTTGCCGAATCGACTACACACTCGAACGCTTATGTTTTCAACGTCGATTTAAAGGGTCGAAAACGATTTCTGGTCACGAATTACGAATCAGATATGACCCATTACGGCTGCTGGGTTGCACTGCTCGGGCGCAAGGCCGATGGCGATGAGGAAACTGTAGCGACAACCGCACACGGGGCAAGAAATATCGTCAACGGCTAAGCATTGACTGATTTTTTTTTGATAGTTATCCCGGCTCGCTTCCGGGCCGGGATATCTTTAAAATATATACTTTTTTGATTTGGAGAAATCATGAGCGAAAAACGATTTGGCCCAGATATTGTATCGGGTAGAAGCAAACAACAACCAAAGCAAATACCTATGCAAAAAAGAAGGTCAGAAATTACGGAAGAAAAGCCGGAGAAAACGTTAGCCGAACGGATTTCAGAAATACCGTACTGGTATCATAAAATCGATTTGCCGGGCGGTATTATTACGCCGGGATGGTCCCCGATCTGCGCGGAGAAATACGCGATACCCGATGACTTGACGGGTAAGCGGGTCCTCGATATCGGGGCCTGGGATGGCTACTGGACATTCGAGGCATTGAGACGAGGCGCCAGGGAAGTTGTTGCCATTGATGATTTCAGTGATGACCTCGGATCGCCCGAAAGAACACAACGAAAAAAATGGGAAACGTTCGATATTTGCCGGGAGGCTCTGGGATTTGTAAATGAGCTCGGGAAAGGAGGATGGCAAAGTGATAAGCAAAACGACAGGGGGCAAATATGCCGCCGGCTTGAAATGTCTGTTTACGATATCACAGAAAATAATATAGGCCGGTTCGATATCGTCTTTTTCTTCGGAACGATATATCACCTCAAGCACCCGATGCTGGCACTCGAGAAGATCTCTGATGTTTGTGACGGTGAGATATACATCGAATCAGCTGTCTGCGATGATTTTTCGCCATATAAAGGCGGACTGGAAAAGGGTTATAACGATAATGATATGGTCGCAGAGTTTTATCCGAGTAATGAATACGGCAACAATCAAAATAACTGGTGGTCCCCTACTTTGCAGTGTTTGGGCTATATGGTCCAGACGGCAGGATTCGCAAATATAGAATTATGGCGATTGACGGAAAATCCGAAGAGCGCGGCGGAATGCAGAGGATTCGTTTATGGCAGTAAATTGGATGATGAAAATGAAAATGTCAAAAAGCAGGCATATACTCTTAAAATATTAAAGAGGGACAAGATATCGGCAATTATGTCGGTGCCGCGATTGGGATTTCAGGAAAATTCATTCTGTATTTTTGAATCCATTATACCTTTGAAAATACCTCTGGTAAAGGAACAAGGCGTTTTCTGGGGTCAATGCCTGGAGCGGGGAATGCAAACACTGATTGACAATGGGGCTGATATTATTTTGACCGTGGATTACGATACATTATACAAAAAGGAATACTTACAAGAGCTAATTGCCTTGATGGAACAACATCCGGAATGTGATGCGATTGTACCTTTTCAGATGGGCCGAAAGGGCAAAGGTGCGTTATGCACAATGAGGAGCAAAACCGGACAGAGAATGCCTCAGATTCCGAGGAAAATGTTTTTACCGGAGATTAGTCCGATATCGACGGGGCATTTTGGTCTGACCCTGATAAGATCATCGGCGTTAATGAAAATGCCGCATCCCTGGTTCTGGGCCCAACCGGACAAAGATGGTCAGTGGGGTAAAGGCAGAATAGATGATGATATATACTTCTGGCATAATCTAAGAAAATCAGGGGGGAAAGCTTACCTGGCGAATCGTGTGGTTATAGGCCATCTTGAACTTGTGGCTACCTGGCCGGACGAAAATCTGTCACCTATATATCAAATACCCAAAGAATTTTACGAAAAGGGAAAACCAGATAACGTTTGGAAATAAGGAGTTTTGAAATGTTGAGATTAAAATTATTAAGCAAATGGGGCGAATACGGAAAAGGATCTATTGTGGACTTCGGCGAAAGCAAAGGCTGCCCGCTCATTGCCAACGGCACGGCGGCAGAGGTGGATAAAAATGAGAAATTGGTTACAATTCAAACCAATTCGAAAGCATTCATCAGATTGAAATTGCTCAAATCCTGGGGAAATTATGGAGAGGGTTCGGTTGTGGACTTCGGCGAGAGCAAAGGCCGCCCGCTCATTGCCAATGGCACGGCGGTAGAGGTGAGTAAAAAAGAAAAAATAATTAAAATAAAAGGCAATCGGAAAAAGCGGAAAAAACCGCCCAAAGTCGAGACCGCTACAGCCGAGCCAGTTGCCGAAACCGCCGAGGTAACACCACAAAAAACAAAAAAAGCCGAGAAAACCAAAGGAGATAAGTAATGGCTTATGCAGTAGATACGCCAACAGTGATCGGCAAAAAGATTAACGTTGATAACGTCAATGTAATTCCGTTTGCCTGTAATGTGCGGTCGGATGATATATCGGGCTGCGAAACAATTAAAGATGCGCCGGGTGCCGGTAAAAAGATTGTAATAACACAAGTGATAATATCAAGTGGCGCCGCCATAACCATTACTATCGGCGAAGGTAATGCAGGAGCGGGTGTTACTGCTGCAATATGGGGACCGGTAACATTTGCTGCGAATCAATGCATTCATTGGGTATTTAAACATCCGATAGCTTTGACGGTAGATACCATATTGTCTTGTGATGCCAGCGGTGCCGGAGATGTTAATATATTCATAGAAGGTTATTTGATTTAAGGATAATGACTAAGCCAATTGAAATTATCCAGAAGATCCGGGCCGATGCCGATGAGCTGCAGAAGAAATTATCGTTACTATTGGAACCTAAAAACAGCAATGATTTTACGGAAGAACAAATGAGAGCGGCGTTCAGAGCGGACAATAGTCTAAGGGGCTGGCGGGGCTTTGATCTCGGTGAGCTGGAAAAGGCTTTTGAAAATGATTGAGTGTCCACAGTTAACCGATTTTAACGTTCATAAGTCCTTTATTGACAAGGGTTCAAAATGGCCGTTCAGACAAATAGGTACAATTGCACTAATTCTCGGATTTTCGATTTAACTGTGGAATTTCGGGAAATTTGAGGCTGATATGAAAAAGGTCAAAGTTTTGACAATCTGCATTGTGATCTTAATAGCTCTGTGTATTTTTGCCCAGGAGCCTATCCAGCCGATTCTTGATATGTTTTTGGACCTTAGTGACACACCTTTAACATATACCGGCCAGGATGGGAAATATATAAAGGTAGATGAGACAAATAAACAGCTTATTTTCGATACGCCAGCCGGGGCGGGCGATATGACGAAGGCTGTTTATGATGTTTCCGAGGACGGATTTGTTGACGGCAACGATGTTGCTTATGGAGCGGGATGGAACGGGGATGTAAATGCTCCATCCATGAATGCGGTTTATGACAAGATAGAAACTTTAGGAGGCTCTGCCATAGAAGATGATGTCTATGGCGCCGGGTGGAACGGGGATACTACACATGGTCCGAGCCAAAATGCAATGTATGATTATTTACATCAAATAGATACAGATGACGATGGTGACGTTGATAATGTCCAGGGATATAATAATGCTAATTGGGACAACGCTTACGGCTGGGGGGATCATTCCGGGCAAAATTATTTGGATGATGACATTGCTGATGATGTGGATGATGGAGATATCGATTTCGGGAGCGGGGCTGGCCAGGTCGATGCGGATGATATACCAGGAGGCTCGACAAACAAATATGTGACCGCGGCAAACGTGGGGGCGGTTTCGGCGAATCTTGATAATACGGATGCAAGCATAGAATGGGAGGATGCCGGCGATTTAGATTCAAGCGGCAATGTTGATGAAACCGATTTGGCTGCTTTGCGTGGTGGTATAACGGGAATAGTAAAAGGTTCTGGTGACGGTGGTGGTTATTCTGCTGCTGTTGCGGGAACTGATTACGAGGCGGCCTTAACCGATGAGGCCAGTTTATATGCTACTCTTTCTGATGTGACAAAATTCTGGGAGGATGGGGATTCGGTAACTGGCGCAATTGGAGCTAATGAAGCATATTCATCGGGCTGGAATGCTGATACGAGTGTGGCAGAAAAAGACGATATTTATGATTACCTTCATCAGTTTGACGCCGATGATGACGGTTCTTTTACCGATGAGGCCTGGTTGACGGGATGGGCGGGTTCGGCGAATATTACGACTTTGGGGACTGTAGCGACCGGAACATGGGAGGCAGACGCAGTTGACCATGAGCGGGGTGGCCTGGAAGCTGACGTAAGCTCTTATACTGGACTTGTTGCTATAACAGGTGGCTCAACGGCTGAGGTTGACGCTAAGGGCGAATTGGAGGACCATATAGCTGATGTGGCCGACTTTGCCGAGGCTGACGGCGATACCTGGACGGGAACCCACGATCTTAGTGGTGCTACGGTGATAATGCCGAAGCGGACGAAGAATGATGACAAATTTTATACATTCAATCTTTTTAATCCTAATTCATTATATGATACGGACACTCAATTCTGTTTTGAGCCGAACCTACCAGCAGCAATAACAATTACCGAAGTCACGGTAAGCTGCAATGCAGACCCAGCTACCGAACTTGATATAGATTTGAAATTTGCAGATGCCTTTATCGGGCTGGCTAATGCGACTCTGATTGAACCTATAGATACAACCAGCGGCACTACCGATATAGATTCCGATTTTGACGATGCAACTGTAGCGGCTGGAAAATGCCTTTATGTAGAGTTTGGGGCTGACCCCGATTCCAACATAACCCAGGCAATAGTAAAAATAAGATACGATTTCGATTAGGAGAATTGAAATGACTTTATCAGTTCAAACAAAAAAATTATTCCCTGACGATAACACTATGGGAATAAATGTGGTTCTTACAGATGACGACCGACCGGATAAGGGAGAAGGGGAACAAAAGATTTTTGATGAGGATTTCAGGGTTAATGTAGCTGCCGGTACTACGGAGATTTCGCCAGATGACCAAAAGACCTTAGAAGATGAGGCTCAGGCGAGGATTAACAAGTACAAGGAGCTTCGAGGCCGATACGATAATCAAGATTATAAAAATGTAGCCGATGCTATCAATAGCAAATTAAACAGCAAATTAAACTTATAGGAGATAAGAAATGAACAGAAGATTTGTAGGCAAGATTATGAGATGGACTCTTATTTCTCTTTCTGTATTTATCCTGGCAGTGCTCTGCATTATGCCTGTCCGCAGAGTAATGGCAGCAGATTTAACCAAAGCGCAGGGCGAGCTAATGGACTGGACGTTACTGGACGATACCGGTAGCGCTACAATGTTCCTCGAATCAACAGAGTTTGACGATGGCGAGGGCTACGATGCCTCGGTCGTTTCCAGGTTTCATATTACGATGGTAAATGTTGGGGCCGCGGCGGATGCTGGCTCTTGCGGGTTCAAGATATTTGTAAGGGTAAGTGATACAGATGAGGGATGGCGAGAGTTTGCTAACCATACTGTCACTGGAACGGCATCTAATGTCGGAGACCTTGATGATTCTGCCGCGGCGGCACAGGCAGTAATCCCTCTGACTGCCACCACTAATTTTGAGACGCCGGGCGATGTATTTTTCCTCAAAGACGAGGGAACAATAGCGGACTCCTGCTTAGTCATATTTGGCGGCACTTACACAAACGATGTCAGCATTACGGTTATAGACGATTTAGTTAATGCCTACGATAACGCCGACAATCTTTACGACGATGTGACTCAGTGGAATATCATTTTGCCCGGCGATTGTGACGAAGCGAAAGTTCTATTCTACAACGGGGATGCGGATGCTAACTACGCTTGCCGGGTAGATTATTCCAATACAAATGACATAGAATGAAAAAGCTCTTATTCATATTTCTGTTGACTACTATGGCCTTCGGCCAGTTTGCGCCCCATCAGAAGCCTTCTCTTGGTCTTCAAATCAACCGTGGACATCCGCTCGCACGTGGTCTTGTCGGCTGCTGGCTTTTCAATGAAGGCTCAGGCAATAAAGTCTTTGATTTGAGCGGGAATGGGAATCATCTTGATACCATAACAGGTACAGTAAATTGGTCTTCGGGTAAATATGGTTCGTGTTTATACTTTCCAAGTGCAGGTCAGCATCATATTGCAACAAGCAAAAATGTTCCTTTGTCCCTACAAGGTGACGCATCTGTCAGTGTAGTATCGTGGGTTAAACGGACAAAAAATGCATACGATGATATTATATGTGCTTGGGGAGCAAGGTCGGCTGACGATATGTTTTGGCTTGCTCTTGTTTCTACTGATGAGGTGAGATTGGCATTTTATGGTGACGATTTAACTACTACAACATCTCCAATATCAGCTAATCAGTGGTATCAAATAGTCGCAACTTATGACGCTGTTTCTAATCTGCAAACTATTTATGTGGATGGACAGTATGTAACATCTCGTTCCACAGGAGATGCAGAAACTTTTGTTGCTTCACCGTTTTATGTGGGTGGGTTTAGCGGTTATAACACTTGTTTCGATGGTGGTTATATTGATAATATTTTAGTTTACAACCGTGCCCTATCCGCTTCTGAAATTGCCTTACTCTACCGAGAGCCGTTCTGTATGTTTGAGCAGGACAATGTGGCCTTATATTATCAAGAACCTCCACCGGCGGGTGGCGGACAGGTGATAATGATTCAAATGACTTGTATCCCCTTGATTTTCATATTAACTCTGTGTTTTTTAATGGACAAGAATAAGTCAATGAGGATATAATGAGCGAAGATATAGTACAAGGTTATCGTGCAGGTTATACACTTTACGCTGTGGTCAGAAAGCGGGATGGTAAAGTATGGTATCCAACTGGCGAAGCCTTTGAGGTCTGGGGGACTGGAGGAAGGGATGCAGCCGATTATGACATATCGCTTACTTATAAGCCTTTAAATATGTATGTCGGCGATATGGATACGAAGATTCAAGCCGGCCGATATATTGTGCAGGTGTTCCGGCAGGCGGGTGGGGCACCGGCGGACACCGACAATATGGTCGGAATCCATGAGCTGATCTGGAACGGCTGGGAATCGGAAGTCAGCGGAGAGGTCGGGGCGGCTATAACCGTGGTCCAGGCCAAAACACATCTGCGGATTACACACAGCGATGAAGATACTTACATAGAGGCCTTGACCCTGGTAGCTACCGAATGGTGCGAGGAATTCCAGAGACGGGTATATGTTCAGCGCCAGGTGGTCGATAAATTCGATGAATTTCCGGCAGAAATCCGTCCAAGACGATCACCTCTTATTAGTGTAGATTCACTCAAATATATTGATACCAACGGAATGCTCCAGGAGATTGATCCTGCGGATTATGTTATAGGCACTTACAAAGAGCCTGGACGGATAACGCCCGCCTATACAAAGAGCTGGCCGGCTGCCAGGGCGATCATCAATGCGATTACATTGACATACCAGGCCGGCTACGCAAATAGAGCCAGCATACCCACAGAAATGAAACATGCGGTTAAGCTGATGGTCGGGCACCTCTACGAGAACCGCGAGGCCGTGGGACCGGTGACTATGAAGGAAATTCCATTAGCTGCCAAGTCATTACTCTGGATGAAAAGGTTGTTTTGATGCAGATAGGAAAATTGAGACATTACGTTGACCTGCAGAGCAGCTCGGATGTGCCGAACGAATTGGGAGAAATTGAAAAGACCTGGTCAACCATCGCCAGCGTTTTTGCCTCAATAGAGCCGTTGAGCGGACGGGAGCTTTTGCAATATCAACAGTTCAACGCTGAGATGAGCCATAGGATTGTAATTCGATACAATTCATCGGTCAATTCAAAATGCCGGGTCAAATTTGGTTATCGGATTTTCGATATAAATATGGTTAAGAATCCTGATGAAAGGAATATCTTTCTGGAATTGATTTGTAAGGAGGCCGCATGATATCGATACAGTTAGAAGGCGGCAAGGAGCTGGAGAGAAAGCTGGCAGCTTTGGAAACAAAAGTAGCCAAAAAGGTCGTGCGCAAAGCGGTTCGAGCTGCACAAAAGCCGATACTTACAGCGATAAAGGCCAACGCACGATCTATGGTCGGCGGGCACATGGGCGGCCTAATAGCTTCCAGCGTGGTTTTGAGGGCACAGAAAAAACAGAGACGCGGATCATACGCAATGAACGTCCGGCTCAAAAGCGAGAGTGAAGGAGCTCCGGCGGAGTTCGTTCACATAACGAAAGAAGGTAAGCGGCATTTTATACCGGCTGCCGTCGAATTCGGGCACGGCCCGGGCAAGGAGCAAGTGGCGATACCTTTTGGACGCAGTGCCGCCGATTCGACCAGGGCGGAAACCCTGCGAATACTGGCCGGCGAATTGAAAAAGGGAATTGATCAGGTTGCGAAAACAGGATGAATATCGAGAAGGCCATAGTTTCAATTTTGAGTAACGCCTCTGCGGTGACGGGAATAGTCGCTTCAAATATCTTCCCGATCTTCGTGCCACAGCCGGCCAAAGATAATCTGCCGGCGATAACTTATCAGCAGATATCGGGACCCCGGGACCATGTAATGTCGGGCCCGACCGGCCTGGTCGATGCCAGGTTCCAGATAAACTGCTGGTCGAAAACCTACAAGGAAAGTGAGGAGCTGGCAAACGCTGTAAGGACTACCCTCGATGGCTATGCGGACACGGTGCTGGGAACGGAGATTCAAGTGGTCATGCTATTAGACGAAGGCGATGTGCCTTCGATAAAAGCTGAGAATGAGGAATTGAGCAGTTTTGGCAAGAGACTGGACTTCGAGTTCAGTTTCAATGAATAGAAAGGAGTAAAGAATATGGGCACAAAAGGAGATGGAACAACCATAAGCGGTTCTGTTGCAGGGGCTCTCGGCGATATCATTGATATTCCAGGCGCATTCGGGGCATCATGTGATATTTATGATGAAACAACATTCAGTTCACCAAATGGATGGAAGGAAAAGGGTGCCGGTCTTTTTGATGCGGGCCAATGTACTTTTACACTAGAATATGATGGAGCCTCGGGCGGTGAGGCTGACAAAATTCACACCGCCCTTGGCGTCAGCCAGACCTGGACGGTTACTCCAGCAGGTAGCGGTCATGGTGTATGGCAATGTACCGGAATTCTTTCCAACTACGATACTGCGATACCACTCGGCAATAGAATGACTCAGAATGTGACATTCGATTGGAGCGGTGAGCCGACGTTCACGCCTGCATAAAGAATTTTAGAAACATGTTTGACATTTTGTTGAATTGATAAGGAGATATTATGGGCATATTGACCAGGGAACAAATCTTAGAAGCCGATGACCTCAAAACCGAAAAGGTACCGGTACCCGAATGGGGCGGTGAAGTTATCGTCCGAACGATGACGGGTATCGAAAGAGATGAATACGACAAAAGCCTTATAAGCCAGCGTAATGAGGAAGAGGAAACGTATGATGATAAAAGTTATCTTGATAATGCTCGGGCAAGGCTGTGTGCATTCACAATTAAAGATGAAAACGGCAATTTAGTATTCAGCGAAAAAGACATTATCGAACTTGGCAAAAAATCAGCACTTGCTCTTAATCGTGTCTTTGCTGTAGCAAAAAGACTCAATGGATTTGGCCGCGACGAAATTGAGGGAATGATAAAAAACTCAAAGACAACCCCGGACAAAGATTCTGGTTCATCTTAGCCTTAGCCTGGGGTTGTACGGTAAGAGAGGCCAAACAGCGGATCGATAGTTATGAGTTCAGTCAATGGCAGGCGTTTTATTCGATATTTCCATTCGGCGAATATCGAGCGGATCTTAGACAGGCAATGACATCGCAGATACTGGCGAATGTTCACAGAAAAAAGAATCAAAGACCATTTAAGACAGATGATTTTATCATAGGAGCAAAAAAATATCCAAAAAAACAAAAACGAAAGAGAATGAGAGGCGAGCAAATAATGTCATTCTTAAAAGGCTTATGCAAGCATGGCGATAATAAGTAACTTAATTGCACGATTACGAGCTGACACAGCATCCTTTGATCGGAAAATGAAAAGAAGCCGACGGGAGACGCATACCTTTACTAAAGGCATTCAAACAATGGGCCGCCAGATGCTGGCGATCGCCGGTGTGGGTGGTGGTGTTTATGCTTTAGTTCGAGGATTAAAAGCCGTCACTAATGCCGCAATGGAACAGGAAAGGGCTGAACGTGCATTGATAGCGGCAACAGGGGAAAACATAGATGAGCTTAAAAAATATGCAGCTGAGAGGCAGCAGCTCACAATCTATGGTGATGAACAAATATTAAGCCAGATGGCCTATGCCAGGAATCTCGGAGTGACAACGGATAAACTACAAGAGGCAACGACGGCGGCTATAGGTCTGGCGGCGAGATTCAGAATCGACCTGGCCAGTGCCATGATGCTTGTGGGCAGGGCATCACAAGGTCAAACCCAAATGCTAACTCGCTATGGGATTATTATAAACCAAACTTTAACCGACCAGGAAAAATTTAATGAGCTTCTTCGCATAGGTGCTGACTCATTTCATCTTGCAGAGGAGGCGGCAAAAGATTCTGCGGGCACCTTGGAACAATTTAAGAATGCGGTCGGGGATGTTGCTGAGGATATAGGCGGTCCTCTTTTAACAGCATTGACCAAAGGTGCGAGGGCAATATTGGACTATCGTAAGG